CAAACAATCCTGAATAAACGTATTAACTACCTCCTCCTGATACCCTAGCGCTGCCATGACTTTTGGTGTGTGTGGGTTCTGCTTCTGCCAGTAACAGTACTTATTCTGCGCTGCCGTGTAGTCCGTTGCACTTCGACTACCCACATTCTCTAGATAATAATCTAAGTTGCTACTGACTAACTGCACCACTTTATCTAGTTCATCTAAGTCCGTGATAAAACCAGCAGCGACCATGTTGCTACTAAAAATATTCCTTGCCCACTCAGGCAACTCTCTTTCTTTCGACCAGCTGAACGGTGTTACTTGGTCTTCGAACTTCAAGAGCATTTCGTGACTTTCATCTATAGGACTGAAGTCATGGAATGCACCTGTTACTTTCTTAGGCCCCGCGATAAGGTCAAAACCAAAAACCGGTGCACCGTCGTTTGTGTGCGGGAACACGGTAAGATGCATCATATAGAGCTTCTTAGTATCCCTAGCATCTACAACATCAAGATGCGCCCTTCTAAACTTATCCGATCGCCATAAGAAGTTTTGCCACGGATACCGATGCCCTTCGTCGTAGGTCTCGAACCCGTCAAACTTCGACACCAGAATATCTTTTGCTTGCTCTAACTTAGTGAATATTGTGCTTGGCTGCGACTTTGTCATATAGGCTAATTACAAACTCAAATGCGTGAATGGCTTCTTGTTTTGTTTTTTCACTGTCGGTCAGAGAAGCTCTAATTTTTTTAATGAGATCCTCTCTATCAGTAAAATCGTAACGCCTACATTTTCCTGGTAACTTGTTCTTTAGAATCTGACCGCCGAAAAGGTCACCCATGTGATGAACGTAAAGATGGGCTAAAACCCCTTCATTATCCTGTTTCCATATGTGGTCGCAGTAGTCATCAATAAAAGGCTCGTAAGCACTTGTGCCTAACCCGTTATCACTTATTAACTCAACAAGGTCTTCAAGCATAAGTTGGTAGCGGGACACCCCAGCGAGTTCTGCTAACAACCCCTCTTTTCTCGCTTTGCTCTCAAGATCCCCATAAACTATGAGTAAGCTTGCCAACAGATCCGCATAGACCTCTGCGGCTATCCCACCCGTTATCATCGCTTGGGCTAACGGGTGATGTTCGGCTCTATCGTGTATTGGTTTTATCGCTTCTCGCATTTGTTCAGCCTACCCGAGCTACCATTTACCTAAAGGACAAGACACCGCTCCGCCCATACGGATTTTAAATGGCATAAAGCATCCACATTCCCTGCAAACTTTAATCTTCTCGTTTAACGAAGGGCACTCCGAGCAAATTTCTTTTCTTTTTACTACAAGGGACGTTTGTGTTTCTTCACCGGCTAACTTTATATCTGAACTCTCATCCCAACTTTTACTCACTTCCATATCCTGCCCCGAATTAGCTGACCTCACTAGATTATTTCCGCAAGCGGCACTTCAGTAACGCCGTCTAAATCTCGTTCTACTATGCGCGTTTTTAAGACCCATCGACCCTCTATTAGTGATGGAGAGTCATCAAGTAGTATAGTTTGAGTGCCGAAGTCGAAATCATAAGTAATATCATCATAAAACACCTCGACAATAGAGAAGTTAGAACTTTCCCCCTCTTCTGTTAAATCATAAAGTAGCGGAAGGTGAGTCTTCTGATCAAACTTAGTTGAAGGATTCTCTTCTTTAAGATTTTCTATACTGTAGGGAAACTGAATTACTACACCTCCCTTAATTTTCGCAAAACCTAAACTATCAGACATGTTTTCCTCCCGCGCTTTAAGGAATCGGAGTGATTATGACGTAGCCAGTTGCTGTTCCTGGTTGTCCACCCCTCTGAGAGCCATTTGTACCAACGTCAGCCCATGATGATATCCGTACTGGCCCGCTGGAACGGCGATACGAAGTGCCGCCGCCGCCGCCAACCGCGGGGCCGTTACCGCCAGCTACGCCTCCGTAGTACCCGCCAGCGCCGGCTGGACAACTCCCGCCACCGCTACCAAACCCACCAGGGCTGTTACCGCAGCCCGTCGTGGTGCCGCCACGCCCACCCTCTACAAAACAATAAGCGCGTTGGGGCTGATTACTAAGACAGTTGTATGAGCGAATAATATGTACACCCGTATAAAAAGAGGCGCCGCCGTCGTAGACACCATCTAAACCCGTACAGTCAGCGGAACTCCCCCTCTGGGACGTAGCAGGCCAACTGGTGGGGCCACCATCTTGGTTCGACATTGCAACGCTATAACCACCACCACCGCCACCAGCTACAATAAGCGCATCGACGTTTGTATAGTTGTCTCCGCTGTTACAGATAGCGACGGCCGACATACCCCCACCAGAGTAGTTACCGGTGCCAGGGAGCCCTGCTAAGGCGACTAAACGAGCAGGCTGTTCAACAATTAAAGTACCTGAGATCATTGCGCCATAACCGTGGCTTGTTCCTGATCCTTCTGCGCCGCCGATAGCGACCGAATATGATCCTTCAAAAATATCAAAATAGTGATACCCATTAGAGTAAACCCAGTTGGCCTCCGGCGGCATGCTCCAACTGCCAAGGCCAGTATAAGCCACTACTGGCGGCGGTTCGCTGCGGGTAGAAAGGGGTATAACACTCGTATTCACGTTTGCTTTTATATTTAAACTACTACTCCAAGCAACACCTCCTCCTGACGAAGAAGAGAACCCATACCCCTTTGCACTACCTACTGCGCGCGTATTCTGTATCGGCATAGAAAAATCCTTTAATTACGCGAATTGCGTTTGGGAAGCTAAAACAGTGTATGTCCCAGACCCAGTTTTAATTACTACATAAGAATAGATATCTATCGACGAGGCATTCCCTTCGGTTGGTGCCTCGCCGCCCTGCCATTTAGGAGTCACACCAGCGCCATCTATCTGCACCGAGGTGTTGTAGTAAGCCGTACCACCACAAGTATTCACGAAGACAACTGTTATGGTTTCACCAACGTCCATCAAACTGTTTAAAGTAGTTGACGAATCCCCGCGTAAATTAATCGTAAAATTACCTGCCGCGTTAGAGGTGTAATAGATTATTTGTTGTGGCAGCGCGTCGAAATTGATAGTGCCGTTTGCAGCAGTCGCTGAAACTAAAACACTTTCCTTTATATCGCCATTAAGTAATGCGGAGCTAAAAGTTTTGTTAGACAACGCTTGTACACTAGCTAATGTGACTAGCTCAATATCGCCCGATCCTAATAAGGAACCGCTATTGATAGTTTTTATATCGGTGCCCGAGACAAGCGTATCCTGCTTGAGCGCTAAGCCAGTAGATAGGCTAGACGCCGCGGTGGCTTGTCCCGCGTCTATGTAGGTCTTAACTGCGTACTCAGTTGGCACTGCGGTATTACTATTGCCATTGAGTAAAGGATCTGAAGAGAATTCATTAATAGTCTCGCCAAGCTGCGCGCCAATTGACCCCAGCCTCAATGAGGTCAGGCCGGCAAGATCGAACGCGCTCGCATTAAGAGTTGCACGGCCGGTGGCTTGGTCAATACGGAAGTACTCGCCGACACGGAAATTTCCGTTCTGGTCTGTAGATACGTAATAAACTCGTCCTGGAAATACTTCATCAACCTCGTTCCCTTGTGCAGGGGCTTGAGTTGGTTCTCCTGGATAATTTGTAGTAGCGATGCCTCCAGTTCCTATGTTCAAGAAGTCATGGCCTGTCAATCTCACTTGCGAATACAAAGATCGCATAGTGATGCCGGTCCCGTCTGGAGAACCATTTACTTTCTCTTGGGCTAAATAAATGGCAATTTGGCTCGATGTATCTACATAAGTTCCTGCCGAGCTCTGGATAACGTACGTAATTGAGTCGCCGGCGATTTGAATACTTTGACCAGGAATCGGTTCTGCGGACAAATTGTCAGCTACAATAATAAAACCTTTTTGATCTTCTAGGGCGGCAGAACCTACTGTGCCTGCGCCGCCGCTAGTAAATGTCAGCGTATTGCCTGACAAGAAGGTTCCAGTCGCGCCAGAAACATAAACTTTATCTGCTGATATCTGAACATTTGTTACAGTCGCTGTACCTCCATCGGAGCTTGTGACTGTGTCCCCAACGTTTATCGCGCCGCCGCCGTAGATAAAATTAAGTTGCTGTCCGTGTATTTGACCGGTTTGTGATGTTTCGTTGGCATCAAAGCCACGAGATGTTGCACCCCACGTACCGTAGCTATTATTACCGTTGAGGGATCGGATAAAACCTCCCCCAGAAGCCGCGTACCCCATATAGCAATAGTATGTAAAACAAGAAACAATCTCTGCTTTACCACCGTCTTTTGTCCAAAAACCTACACCGTTATCACTGATAATTGTGTAACCGTGAAACAACATACTTTTTGCGCCGGCGCCATGAACCGACCCATCAACTAAAGCGCCAATTGCACCAGAACAAATAGCGGCGCATTCCAAGACATAAGGAGATTTCGTAGTAGCGGGCGAATTAACATTAAAACCGACAACAACGCCGGCTGGTGTTGATGTTGTTATATCTTCAGGGGTGCTACCTGGAACCCAACCGGTCATGCCTTTAAAAGTCATCTTGTTCAAGATTGAGCCATTACTCATCTGGAACATGGTCGAAGTGTTCGTTAAAAGCGTGGGGTGTACGTTTACCGTTCGCTGGCTATCGCCAACTATGGCGACATCTGGTGGTACAACAATTGGGCATATTTCTGTATACGTACCCGCCGATACATTAATAGTAGCTGGGTTTCCGGCTGCAGCGGCAGCTGCACAGGCGGCTTTAATTGTGGCAAATGCACCAGAGATTGTTTCGCCATTATTAGTGTCTGAACCTGCGGGGGTCACATAATAAACATCGGGGGAATAGAGAGAACCACTAAACAAGAATGATTCCCAGAAAACACCGTCAGTGCTCGGCGTATTTCCTGTTGTGTTTTGTACCGCGATATAAAGACTGCTGTTGTAATTCACCACATCATTAAGTTGGTATGCTACAGCGGCGTCGTAAATACCCTCCCATTGAACACTTTCTGTTAAACGAGCCCACGAGTTACCGACAGCGCCAGGATTTGTGTTGGTGTTGTCGACGTTAGCCACATACACAGTGGCGCCGTATGATACTGAGTCACCTACTTTATATGCAGCGGCCGCGTCCCATTCACTTCTAAAATTCCAACCGCCAACAAACAATGTCCAATATTCAGTGTCTGTTGGGATATTCCCTGTTGATTGCACAAGATTTGAATACATATACAAGTTGCTGCCGTAACGAACGACGCTACCGTACCCGTATTCAGTTGCCACATCCCAAAGACCGGAGAAAGCAACGCCATTAGTCATCCGGCCCCAGAAAGTTGCGGCCGAGGTCAGCGTACCTGTGGTCCTTGCGGTGCTTATGTAGACATAAGAATTGCCTTTGAAAGAAACAACATCATTGAACTGATATTCAGTAGAGACACTCCATTCGCCTTTGAATTGGAATCTTATTTTTCCAAGGTCAAGAATCTGAGCCATTATTTGTACTCCATCAAAAGGCGACCTGTGCCGCTAACTGTGTAAGTAATTGTGTCCGACGACCAAAAGTAAATAAGATAGTCGTTTGCATACGTAGCATATTCCGAAGGAATTTCTACTGGAGTGCCGTCGACACCATTGTTAAAATCAAAAAATAACTGGCCATTAGCAGCGTCTAAGCGAAAACCATAGAACGATTTGTCAGCATATTCGTGGCCTAAAGTTACATTAACTCCGCTATATATACCGGCCATTATTTAACTCCAGTAAGTAGAGACGCTACTACATCAAACGCATCAATAAGAGTAGAAAAGGCAACCAACTGGTCACCTGCCACAAGGACAATTCGTCCCTTGATTACCTCTGCGTTTTCTCCGCTGGCGATCCTTAACTGACGAGCTATAAAGGTATCTACGCCTCCGCGCCTTAAGACTAAGGACAATGGAGCCACGGAACCAAAAACATTTGCTGCGTTGCAGCCTATAAGTAACGCTTTAGAATCTGCCGCCACTGTGTAAATTGTGACTTCGCTCGTTCCAATATTTCTTGCTGTCGCATTAAGAAAGCTAGTAGCCATTCTTCACCTTTAACCTAGTGCGATAGCCATCGCCATCGCCTCGTCTGCCGCATCTTCTTGAATGTCGTCCATTAATACTTTTGTGATTCTCAGTTCGACTTTATCGCCGGCGTTAAATGCACTTGCTGTTGTTTCGTCAACGCCTCTGATAATCGTCATCGTGTCACCGGTGCGGGCAGTTACTTTTACTATTTCTGCTGCGCCCTCATCTTCACCAATTAAAGTCACGTAGAAATGATCACCCACTCCTGGATCTGGAAATTCAGCGCCACTAGAGGTCGACACGGTAAGCGACGTAGCCGTATCAGTAATGCCACCGGTTAAAGTCGATGCCGCATTATTTGAATAAAGAACAGCCATTACGCAGCCCTTAGATAACTAATTATGTAAGTCTCTGCATACTCAACTTCGGCTGTAGCAATCGCACCCAGCTCTACCGTGGCCACTGCCGATACGCCACTTACAACTGCAGAGTAAGTGGCGTTCGCGACAATAGGCGTAGCGCCGTAGGAACCGAATGAGGCAGAATACGTTGAGTTGTCCACTTCATAAGCAGCACTCGCACCACTTACAGTGACTGCGGCAACTACGTTGTCGTAGAACGTGAGGACACGAAGCGCCGCGTCAGGAGTTAGTGTTACCAGCGTAGTTGCGGGATCAGCGGCTACCGGTATATCGAGATGAACGTCTGCTTCAACTGCTGCAGTTGCAACTGCGCTGGCAGCTGAATTCTTAGTGATGTGAATATCGCCAGAAGCGGCGACAGGACCAAGAACCGCTGTGCCAAGTGCCGCTGTGACATGCAGGTCGCCAGCAGTTGCTGTTTGTGCGGCGGCAGAGCCCTGCAAATTAACAACTATATTAACGTCAGAATCTGCGACTACCGTTGCAAATACATCACCTGCAACAGGTATATCAAGGTGAATGCCGCCTGAAGTAACCGCGCTAGTAGCCGCTGCACCCGCTACAGGGATGTCTAACTCAATATAACCATCAGTAGCTGCTGCAATATCTGCAAAGCCGCTAATAAATATGTGAAGATCAATACCGCCGGTTAGCGTACCTGTAGCAGAGACACCGCCTATATCCGACTGGCCGTCAAGGTTAACAGTCAGTCCGAGCTCAGCCTCAGTCGCAGCAGCGACAGATGCCAGTGCAGCCACTGGTATTTCTAGTTCTATACCGCCAGTAGATTGAGTCGTTGTACTGACAGCCGTCGCTAGAGGTACTGCTATAGAAACATCACCGGCCAGTGAACCGACGGCTTGTGCACCGCCCAGATCAGAAAGACCATCTAGCGGAATCTCTAAAACCACTGCCGCATTAGCGGTGCTTAATGCCTCTGCCTGTGCGGCTACGGGGATCAGTAGCTCTACGTCACCTTGGGTAGACACGCTGCTAGCAACAGCACCATCAACAGGGATAGATAGATCTATACCGCCTGCAATAGCTGCCTGAAGCACCGATGCGCCTTCGACGAATATATGCAGGTCTATGCCGCCGGCTAAAGAGCCAGACGCAAATACGCCGCCGAGTCCAGACTGACCGTCGAGGTTTACCTGTAACCCGAGTTCTGTTGCTGTGCTCGCCGTGACAGATGACTGACCCGCCACAGGTATAACTAGATCAATCTCGCCTAAAGTCTGTAGCGACGCATTAGCAGCAGCAGCGAGAGGCACATCGATTGCCACGTTTCCACTGAGAGAGCCAACCGCTTGCGCACCACCGAGATCAGACTGACCATCAAGCGGTATAGCGAGAGTAATTAGACCGTCGGTAGAGACTGCTACATCGGATGAGCCGGCAACAGGGATACTTAGATCAAAACCGCCACTAACATCAGCAGATGCATTTGCATCAACACTAATGTTATCTGTCTTAGAGAGAGGCGCGTCGGCTACAGTCAGAGAAGCATCGATTGATGCCCGAACAACATTAACTATTCTTGGTGTAGCGTCCAGTACCACTGATACCGATGCCGCACCTTCGAGGTTTGCTGACTTAGCTAACTCAGGTTGCGATACTACTTCGACATCGGACGAACCGGCGATTGGCTTGGCAAGCACAACATTAGCTGTGGCTTCAGCCGAAGAAACAACAGTGGCTTCTATGTTTACAGTAACGTGAACATCGGCTTGCGCTTCTGATGCACCTGCCACTATGCCGCTTAAGTTTGCTGCAAGACCTAAGTCACCAGCAGCATTTGCTGCCGCGTCGACCGCGCCAGTAATTGGCTTAGTTAGATCTACATCGGCGGAGGTAAGGACAGCTGCTGCAACCGAGCCTGCCAGAGGTATAGCACTTGTAACGCTACCCTCGAGAGTGCCAGAAACAGATGCGCCGCCAAGATCTGATTGTCCGTCTACAGGTATAACTAAGTGAACACCACCGTCAACAACCGCGACGCTAGTGATCCCGCCCTGTAAAGGAGATTCCAGGATAATGCTGCCGGTAATAGCACCATTTGTTTGGATAGAGCCGGCTAAGTTGTCTTTCTTAAACAGCGCACCTTGCGTACTGACTTGCGCCGAGATGGCCGCGTTCAGATTCGCGCTGTTAGAAAGTTCTGCAGAATAGCCGCTGCTGACTACTAGTGATCCTGCGAGCGCAACCAGCTTTGCAACGGTGCTAATAGCACCGTTGAACAATACCTGATTAAACCGCGCCCTATTCAGCATCGATGTTCAGTCCTTACTATTAGGCGAACGTGACAGCTAAGGAACCAGCAGGGAAAGTAACCGTATCGCCTTCGTTTATTGTTTTATTAATAGACAAAGACCCGTGGAACAGTAAGTTTCCACCGCTTGAAGCATCATGAACGCCAAATGCAGTTACTTGACCCCACGAAGCCGAAGGCTCTGGAAAAGTAATCTCAACGTTGTTACTAGTTGCACCGCCCGTACCGGATGATGCTGTAGTGCTGCCACTAGACTGTGTTCCGGCCCATGCCGTAAGACTAGAGGTAACAGGTACACGGTCGTAGCCGTCACCTACTAACTCAGTGCCGCCACCAGTATCATCGGGAGCTGCAGTGAAAAGTGACACATACAGTGTTGTAGTAGTTGGAGAAGTCTGACCTCTGAAAATCTGGTCAATTAAAGAATTCTCTAGGTAATCTGACATTGCTGACATAGTTTGCCTCCGCTATGCAAAATCTTCACGAACATAGAATTTGAGTTTGTCGTAAACCGTTTGTAGTGCGCCGTCGAAGTTAATCTCTATCTCGCCTTCGTAAGGACCAGCAGGAACATTCAATGCACCGCCAGTAAAGTCGAAACGGACTTCGCCATCCACACCCCCGCCTATCTTGGAACAGGCCAAAGTGGAAAGTACTGTGTCGCTACCAACGGCACGGAAATACACATTAACCGTTGTGCCAGCATCAGATAGATCAAGTACGACCCCATCAGTGGGATCTGTCAGAGTTAGCTTTATTGAAGGTAAAGTATCACCTTGAACGAGCTTAATTTTTTCAGCCATAGCAGCACCCAGTATTAATTATATTAGCTATACTAATATAATTCCACAAAAAAATTAACCGGCTATCAGTAATTCACACACTTTTTTAGCTCGATTTGGCGTCTGTTCTTTTGCCCATTTTGAGTCCATGAAGTTCTCTTTTGCTCCCTCCCAGTCGCCCTCTGCACAGCTAGCCAGCGCCATCTTAAATCCGGCCAGACCCGCCAAACCGAGCTGGAACGCCATTGAGATCAACACTGTCTTGCGCCCTTCTGAGAGGGCCGAATACCAAGGGTCGTATGCCTTCTTTAGCTCGGCTTCCACCCTGCCAATATCATTCTCTAAGAGGTATTTAGCCTCCTCGAGGCTGATTCCAGGGCCCTTTCCCTTCTCGATAACCCGCCCGATGCCCAGAGTTAGCACACCTTCCGTACAGTGGTAGGCGAACTGCTCGTATCCTTCCCACTCGATAAGCTTTTCTGCTGCTAAACTCATTTACCCTCTGCCCCCGTTGATTGGCTCTGGCTAGCGCCGAAGTAGAAGCTTATAACCGCTGACACCGTGCCTCCTAGATAACCGAGCACGAGTGACACGATAGTGTCTGAGTTAGCATCTGGCGGCATCAGCGTTACCGTGAATATGTAAGCCAAGAACCCAACTATCGCGAGAATCCCGATAACCCTAGCAGTCCAATCTCCCGCAAAGTATTTACGGGCGTCTTGCTTGTCGGCAGTCTCAAGCTCAAACATATCTACGCCTAGCTCTTCCATCTTGGCAGCGTATTTAAGTTCAGCTTCCTTGATGGCCACTAGATCTTCAGGCGTAGCTTGCCTAAGTCGATCATCAATTGCCTTTGCAGAAGGGTCACAGCCAAGTACCTCAGCTAAGACTCTCCCTGCTGTGGCACCGAGAGGGCCACCGAGTGTAGCGCCAAGCGTTGGTGCCAACCCGCCAACGATCCCTTTAATGGCGCTAAACTTCATACCGCCACCGCCACCGCTAACGCGGCCAGAATCACAAACGCCGTAAGAGCTGCTTGTGGCTCATTCATTCGCATAAATGAGTTTTTAACTTTTTTACCTAATAGTTTTATAACGTTCATGGAACACCTCATCCATGTATATGTATAAGTAGGAGTCCTACAATTACATAAGTAATTTTCTGCTCAAGCGGCATTGCTGTCGCCCAGCCCATAACTGCGTCTCGCCCATTGGCGATTTTGACTTTTATTGCGTCAATCATAGCTAGCTCCTAGAACTGGTTATAAATAGGAAGAACTCTTTCGTAGTCACCTTGGATGAGTACTTGGTACAGCGTGTCAACGGTAGGGCCAAATACACTTACCGGCGGCTTCCCCCACTTGACATCCGTTTGGGCGCTAGTGAGAAGTGCCAAGGGTCCAAAGACTCCCGCGCTTCCATAAGCCGCTGCGAAATATTCGCCCCACTCCATATCGTCAGTTTTAAATATCGAAGCGTCTGCTTCGCGGAACGGAAGTATCGCTTTCATTGCGTATTTGGTTTTCTCTTTTAACTCAAGAGAAAGCATCGCAAACGGAAGGACTGCTAAACCGAAAAGCGCCATGTGAGGAGCGAGATCTTGAGCAATTATCTGCCCGCCTGTTTTACCGGCTGCGCGCCCTTCTTGCTGCCGTGCTTTCATCTCACGCACTACACCACCTATGACAACTTGGCCGTAGGAGTAAGGGAAAGATTTTAACTGCCAGAGAAGCGCATAACGCGGGTCGGACGCCCACATGGGTCGCTCTGCTGCATTTGGGCGGAGCATGGTGGACTCGACGAACTTCTGAAGCCCCTGCTTAACTGCGAGTCCTGAAGGCGTACTAAACCCTTTGCCCTCAGATACCCACTGCTTAACCACGCCAGCCTCTAACCCAAGCTCATTTAAGTAACGACCCGAGCGGCTGTTGGGCGTAGTGGCATGCTTTATAATAAAGTTCTGCGCCATCTGCGCGGCGAAGACTCGTGTAAATTTAGTGAATAGGTTTAGTCCGGTATATTCAAAGAACTTGTTTGCCGCCGCTCTAGCTGTAGGAGTTAGATACTGCATATCCGACTCGCTCATAAATGCATTAGCAAGAGAGTCATTGCCTATGACACCTATGTCCCGCGCAAACTCCCACCGCTCTTTGGGATCTAAAATTGTGGCCGCGATTGTTTTGAAGCCTTCAAATACGCCCGAAAACTCTCGAGTGTTAATTACTGCAGCAGCCAGCTCGGGTATGGAGGATATTGTAGCCAAACTAAGAGTTGTAAAGATCTGAAGCGTTTGCGCTGCACTCGACAGCTTCTGCATATCCTCACTTAACGGAGGGTAAAAACCTAGCGCCGCGCCGAGTGCTTTCTTGGCTGTCGCTTGATCTTTTTCGGATAGCTTAGCCAACTCTGCAGTTAGCGTATTTTCGCCGGACTTAGTGGCTCTGTTCCATTCGACGCGTTTCACAAGACGTCTCACGTAAGAAATTAATGCCACTTCCGCCGGCTTGGAATATTTATCGAGTAGCTCGCGACGAACCCCTTTGGTCAACTCAATAGATTCTTCTGCGGTATGTAAAGGGTCTAAGCCATCTATCAGCGCCTCGGTTACATTTTCAGACGCAGTTCGTGCATTGTTTATGGTTGCAACAATAATTTCTTTAACTTGTGACGCTGTTATATCGCCGCGTTCAGTAGCGATAGTCTCAGAAAATCCGTCTAGATCTGCTGAGATAGCGTCGAAGTCTAGTAGCACTGTGTAGAAATCTTCTCGAAAACCAACTGATGTATTCTCTTCTTGGGATACATACTCGTCATAGAAGCGTTTAAGAAATCCACGAATTTGCTGCGCTTGTTCTGACAGTTCGCTTGTTGGTTTATCGGTCCTCGCCTCTTGCGCTGAATCCTTAAATTCTTGTGAAGTAAGATCGCCAAAAGTTTTTACTAATTGGCCTTCTATTTCATTTATCTTCAACGTAGATTTTTGAATGAAGCCAAGCCCTTTCTCACCGGAACGACCATAAATCATATTTGCTATTTTTACGCCTGCGCCGGTCTTAGCGCTGAGTCTCCTTACCACAGATTGCATGGGCGCAAAAATCTCCCACACTTTGTTAAGAATACTTTGCGTGTTTTTCTGAACCGCGGCGGTAGTGTTTTGATCAGATTTAGTAGGTAGTTTTGCCGCTCGATTAACAGCATCGTTAATTGCAGCGAGCTTCATTTCCGACTTCATTGAAGATGGTTTAGCTTTAGTTTTTTGTTTAGGCGCAGGTTTCAAATCTGCATCTGCAGCAATTAACACTTCTCGGTTACCATTACTGTCCATTGGTGAAATAACACCAGCCGCTTCCATTTGGTCAAACAGCTCAACGGTTTTATTATACCCAATGCGTAATTCCCTCTGAACGGAGGAAATTGTAGCGTTTCGAGATTTTGCTACAGCAGCAACGGCTTGGTCGTAGATACTAGACCTGCTAATTTCTGATGTTATGTCAGTAAAACCAAATATTTTGGCCCGCATGAGTGCAGGGGTAGCAGAAGGATCGATAGCCCTACGTTGCCCCGCTGAAGGATCCTGCTTTCGTATTATTGACTCCGCGATGAAGTCATCGACAGCTTGCGAATACTCTTGCCCGAAACGTTTTCTGCTGTTCGTGCTTAATGAGTTCCACAGGGATTTTAAGCGTTCCGCGACTCTCGCGAAGAATCTATGAACTACTCCTTGGGCTTTGATATTTTTCGTGGTCCACTTCGCTGTTTGGTCAGCCACCCACTCCTCAAAACCGTCCCTGCCTGGAGCGTCGTCGTAGAGCTCAGGGGACTTCGCCCGTGCCTTTTCAAAGTCCCGATAGAGACGGCCTCTAAGCTCAGGGTCTTGCAAAGCAGTTTGCATCTCTTCAATGAACAGCGCATGGCCAATTTCATGTCCCGCTGTCAGCGTCAGCTCTAGCTCATTACCGCCGAGCACTTCATCGTTGAGAATAACAACATGCACCCCGTTGCCATCATTGCTGCGCAAGCGGTAATGTACACCGCCCGTTTTCCCATCGATGCTGTTTGCAATCTCTTGCAATGCCACACCGACATCTCTGTCGCTGGTCAAGTCGAAAATGCCATCGCCCAGCGCTTTGAGCCTACTGAGAGGCATTACAACTACCTTGCCTTTCAACCTCAGCTTCTTGAGTGCTTGGTTGATAGTGACCGACACCGCTTCAGGGATACCCCCCAAAGGATACTCTGCAAAAGTTCTCTCGGGATCATCAAGAACAGCGGTGGTTTGCTTAGCATCTAAGACAAACTGCGGGTTTCCTTTCGGGACCCCGCCAACACCTGTTGTCGCCCTCTTCTCACTATATCCCGTCTTTGGGGGCGGCTCTTCGTTGAGCAATCTAGTGTTGGCACTATCAAGGTTTACTGCCTCGGGACCACCATCAAAAACCCCGTCTTGTTTTTCAGTGAATCCAGTAAAAGCATCAGATAGACCTGTTGTTGGAATAGTATCTTCCGGCTTAGTATCTTCGTCTTGAATTAACCCAAATACCGCTTTTTCTCTGCGTCTGTCTTTAGCTCCTTCAGACGTAAACCCGCTGAACGAATCATCTTGTGCTCCTAACATTATTTCTTCTGATCTAATGTTATCTTGTTTCGCCTTTTCTAACTGAGCGGCATAAGCATCACGCCTGGTAGAAGTTGCGTCGGGTTCTCTCGCATCAAATTCAGCAAGAGCCCTTTTAATGAGTCTGTCGTTGGCTTCTGCCACGTCCTTCAATCTTTTTACATTCTTTTTAGACAGTGGTTTTGTGGCTGTGTTTGGATTTCGGTTAAGTAGATCGTAAAGAGTGTCGCCTTTAGCATTAACCGTGACTAAGTTGTAACTCTGAGGTATACCACTTCTACCGTCCTCGAAAGCAAGACCAGTTCTCGGCGCTTTGACGTCACCTCGCAGCTCCCTGCCGGCAACTCTGAGTTCATAGCCTTGAACATTTAACTGACCCATAATTGTACTCAGGCCACTGACGTCCGAATCAATTCCGTCAAAAGAGCCACCGAGTTCTGTCTCGTTGATCCTCTTCCCCGCCGCGATCATGTCTGCAATGTTAACGGTAAATTCTTCTGTAACTGTCCCGTCTTCGTCGACTGCTACCACTGACACGCCGGCGTCCTTGCTGAATTTACTCCGCCGTGACGCGCGCGCAATAGACTCCTGGATAAACTGCCCAAGTGGTAGACGACGTTGGTTGCCGCGTTTGTCTTGGATTGTATAAAGGTCACCGCCTAAGCTGGTCATCTCAATACGGAAACGATTATCGTCCCCGAGCACTAGCTCAACTTGTGATTCAGGATTGACTGACTGGAGCTTGTTTACTTTTCTTAAAGTCGAATCGCTCGCCAACCCAAGGGGGCTAGTTGACCAATTAACTGTCTTATTAAACGTATTCTCATATTCACGGCGGAGAGATTCCGTTTCGGGGAATATCTGATCCGCGCTTTGTTTAGGCTGATAGGTCTGCTGCTCTCTGCCATCTTCGGTGAGTTCTATCTGAATAGGCTCAGCTTCCGTAAGGCCCATGTCCTGCGCGGTCGCTTCAGGCTGCGACTGCTCGTTAGGGTCTACCGCTTCATCTGGATCAATCGTCATGTTGCGGCCTCTTTCAGCCGCGACTCGCTGCGCTCTTTGCTCTTGCGCTTGTGCTAGCGGAAGTTCCGCAATCTTGCCTTTCGAACCTGCTATATTCTGAGCAGCTACTCTGGCGGCGGGCAAACCTTCCTGCGTAGTAAGCTCTTCAGAAATAACCTCGCCCTTCGCGTCGAGCACCTGCACAACAGTGGTCGCGTTCTCTGTCGGTGCTTTTGTCGCGCTGTAACCTAGCGCGGCGCCAACTGAGGAATCAGAACCGTTGTCGTTAACAACGCTGTTAACCACGTCGATGTCTTCAGAGAAAATCGTACCGCGCCCTTTTATGTTGGCAAAATAAACTTTCTTACCGTTTCTAGTGCTAGTGCCGCTTGAATTCTCTTCTATATCACCTAAGCCGTTATCTTTAGGTTCACCGGCAACCCACACCGCCTTCTTGCCGTAGCCTTCGTCCTGCATCGCGTCATACTGCGCGAAAATGTCGCCTTGAGATTCTTGTGTCGTATAGAAACCGCCAACATTGCCATACTGCTCTTGGTCAACTTCTGAGGAAACTTCTTGCGCGCGGCCTTTCCTAGACAGCTCTTTGGCTTTATCAAATACTCGCGATATCGCGTCTGGCGTTGTGGCCACAGCTGCACCGCCACCGCCCATAGCAGTACCGGCTATAGTGCCCATGAACCATGCCTGACCGAGTCTTAGATTTGCGTCGTCTTGGGTGTAGCTGTCATCCACAGCCATTCGCTGTGCAACCAGAAGACCTTCTTGGCCGAGCTCAGTTGCGCCCTCGGTTATAGAACTAAGGCCCGCATTCTTAGCAATGTTGGTGGCATACAGATTTAATATGCTCTTAGGATCAGAACCTGCTTTGCGTTTCGCAAGCTTAGCGAGGTTGCTAAGGACAAGCGCTTCGCCGGTTACCTCGAGCGCCGTTGATGCACCGCCAAGTAACAAGGACTGCAGGGCGCGGTCTGCGTTGAGATCTACGCCTGCCTCGTCAAATTCTTTAAAACTCTCGCCGGTGTTAATAGGATAAGTGCCAGCTACAACACCAGTTTGACCGCCGATCTTCGCCCCACGTTTTGTTTGGCTCCAAAGCCCTTCGACAATGTCGTTCTCGAGCGCATCGAGCGTTTCGCCACGGCCTTTTTTCTGGACAATGTCAGTGACCAGCTTTTTCGTTATCGCTTCGACGCCTTCTGTCGCTGCTTTCCGAGCCGCGCCGTAAGCAAGGGGAGCTGCACCACCTGTAATAAAACCAGTAAGACCCGCAGCAATCGTTTCCGCCGCGAATGGGGTTACTTGCCCAAGGCCCATCTGAACTTGGTTCAAGAACCCAGAGAATGTTGGAGCATCAGTGAATTCTTGAAATGTTTCGAGTCCCGCTACAGCTTTCGACGCTTGATCGGATCGAATGCGCGCGGTCTCTATGTTTCTCTGAGCGCCCTCTTCGTCTCCGATGAGAGTGTTACCAAGCGCTTTAAAATATTCGATATCACCCGCAAACGCGTTAGCGCCTTGACGAATGCCCGCTTTGAACGGACTGTACGCGGTGCCAGCGGTATAAGTGGTATCAGGCGCGGGGGAGTCGGCAGTAATTATTTGATCAAGAAGCGCATTATTCTGCTCAACGAGCTTAGCGTCTTGTGCAATTATACTGTTTAAATATTCTGTTGCGCTCGGCATTACATTGCCACCGGCGAACGTTCTCGTGCTTTCGGAATTAGGGTTTTGTCTACGTATTCCCTACCAAACAAATTGTAGGCCACTATTAATGGAATTTCTCCCCTTGATATGCCGGCCTCGTCTCCGACATCGATAAACCCGAAGGTTTTCCCTTTTGGATCTACAACGATGCGATCTAATAGGCTATCAATTGGATAGTCTACAGATGAATCCGACCGCACAAGATTTTGCCAAAACTCCTCGCTGAACATGCCAGGGTCTTTCTGTTCTGCATATTTCTTGAGTACAACGGCCGCAACCTCAGCAGCACCTCGGCCATAAGCGAATTTTGCAGGACCCTCTGGAAGGTCTTCGAAAGTACTAAATATACGTCGTGCATCCGCTGTAATTGATACGTCGTTCCAGGGAACGGCGTCCTCCCCCTGCGCACCGGCTCTCACTGTTAGTGCATATACCTCGTCGTTCACTTTCTCAGTGATCTCTCTAAAATCTTTACTTTCAGCCGCTCTAGATTCATTTATTCTCTGGTTTAGAGTTGCCCGATTACCGAAATCGTCGATTTGCTCGCCCCGCCCATAATCCATGTCGCCGCGCTCTGCAAGATTAAACAGCTTTTGTAAAAGCGCTTGCTGTTGAGCAACGTTAAGAGATGCATCAGAAGTGGCTATTATAGCTGCCGCAAGAGTTGCCTCCCGTGACCGTATATTTCCCAGATCTGAGGCCGTTGTAACGCCGGCATTCTTTAGTAATTGAGCCGTTTGATTGCGCTGATCGTCTGTAAAAACTAAGTCTCCTTCTTTAATCTTCGCAATCATGTTCTCGCGAGTAAGCGTCATATCAGGTGGATCAATAGGGTTTTCTTCGGTGCCTAACTTGCTATCAGGCGTCACAGCTGATGGATTTAAGATTTCAAAATCCCTACGAGCATTCTTTAGATCACGTATGTCTTGTTGACCAGCGTGGCCACTTCTTACCGCCCTATTCTCAAGTTTCTCTATCTGAGTTTCTAAGCCGCTCGCGTAATCTTGTACTTTTTTTGCTGACGACATAGCCATTCGTGATCGATATTGATCGGCTTCGTCCGTCATCGAATCGGGGTCATTCACATCAACGGCAGACGGAGAACGTCTCTGCTCAAAACCTTTTAGTAAACTCTTTAGCTTAGGGCTCGCGTTTTCAGGGATATTCATAGCACCAAAAGCGCCATCTTCAGATCGCTCGAAACTAAGACCCATAGCCTCTAGCGACGCTATCGCTTCCTCTCCTGATTCCGCAGCAGAAGGCAGGCGCGGGTTTCCAGAAGATTGTGATGTTGGGGATTGCTGAGTTGGTCTTGGGAACTGCGCTGCCACGTCCTCTGCAGACATACCGTGCACATCTATTATCATTTGAGCCAGCTCATCGTAGCTCGCATTATTTACATCAAGAAGGGCTCTTCTACCCGCGATAACGCCTCCAGTATCCCCAGCCTGACCCAACTGGCTTGTTTGGTCGCCGAGCCCCTGAGCGGCGAGTTTTACCATGTCGGCTCTAAGAACTGCGTCATTCATCATGGTGCCATATATCTGGGCTTGCGGTGATTCCCACCCCCCGTTAGACATCATGCCACCAAGACCATTTGCAAAGATTCGTCTCAACGTCGCGCCATCGAACTCTATGACGGGATCTGCATCATCAGTTGTGCCCCCTTCTGTTAATGGCCCTTCTGTTTCGGCGTTTCCTACAATAACAGCATAGCGGTCATCACCAAGTTCTTCGATTTTCACTGTCTCGTATTCACCACCCGAGGGGGACCGTACTGCGGTGAACTGGGGAGACTGCTTCAGAACATTCACTACCGATTCTTTGTCGGTTGCCCACAGTTTTTCAAAAACGTCGTCGCTGACATTGAAGCCCCCATATTCATCGATGGTCAAACCTGGTCCAATGATCGGGATGATTGACGACGCTATTATCTTGTTTTCATATGCAATATTTAGAGCGTCTGCCGCACGGTCTTGATTGGCTTGCTGGGCGGTCTGATTTCTTACTGACTCTTCGGTTGCCAAGAGTTGTCTATTGCGGGCCTCATTATTTTGTACGTCCTGAGTTTTTTGATAGGCGAGCTCAGCATCACGCTGCGCCAGAACGGAATCTCTGTACTCGTTATTTGCACGATCCTGTTTGCGTTGCCGCATCATGTTCAACATCGGCGAAAGGTCACCTAATCCAGCCATTTCTTTCTCCTAGAACGACAACGCAAAAATGGCCATTGCGCCTAACTGGCCAATGGTGCTGTATGTATTTGCTCTGCTCTGCGCTTTAGCTGCGTCAAATGCCTGCCTGCGCGAGTTAGCATCAGCTGCAGCAGAACCTAGCTGGCTCTGGCTTGAGCGGTTTACGCCTTGGCCAATGTTTATAAGATCGGCTTTTAAGTTAGTGTTAGCTTCGTTCTGCGCAATGCGAGCATCACCAACCGATTGGATCTGCCCAAGAATGCTGCCGCGCTGTATTGAACCTCGCATCGCCTGCACCTGAGCAGGAGTCATTTGACCGCCGTAACGCTGCTGGTTTCTTGACGCAATCTGCTTAGTAAGATCACTTGCCGACGTTGAATCTAGGCGTGCTTGGTCTACCAAAGAGGTGTCAGTCTGGGCGCGCTTGATAAGATCATTTTCCATACCGCGAAAATTCTTAATGTAATCTTGGAACTCGCCGCGAGTGATTTGGGCATAGGCCGCTTCAGGATCTGCAACCACCGGAAGTGATGAGTTACCCTGCGAAGCGTTAGTTGGCAAATAGCCAAGGCCTTCCATGTCTTCATAGTTTCTATTGCTCATACGCTTACCCGTTTACAAAGTAGTTGAACCGGTCTCTCAGCGAACTTACTCGTTGCGGAGGTCCGGCTTGGCCACGCGGCATATTCTTCTGCGGAGTGAAGAACGTGCCTCCAGTCTCCTTATTGTCCAATCCCTGCATCACAAATGCGCCACCGATAGTAGTCGCAGCATCTATTTTAGATTGAGCGACCATCTGCTTATTCCTGGCGCGGTTCAGTGCTTCACTTGTGCCTAATCGGGAAAGTTGTGCCATGCCCGTAGAAGCATCCGCCGCCTGCCCGCGAGCAGTGCCAAGGACATTCGTGCCCATCTGGTTCTGAATTTGTTTCGCTGAGGTATTAGCGACGCCAAGCTGTCCTTGGTACGCTTTTCCGAGGTCAGACCCGTAATCAACCTGCTGAGTATTTCTATAAGAGGGCTGTGTCAGCGCCTGCATAGTGTCGGCGTTTGCACGCCCACGAAGCGTTGTGCCAACATCCGCTGACTTCGCTTGGTCTCGCATTTCTTGCAAGAGCGGAGAATAGTTCTGTTTAAAGTAGTTGTAGTTCTGAAGAGCCACAGACGCTGAGGCTTTCTCCGCATCTGAAGCTTGGTAATCAGACTGTTTAGGTTTTGAAGACATGACATGATCGCCTATAAACTATGTGATCCAGCTCCCAATCCCAGTGTTCCAGTGCTTCGCCTAGACGCTCGTTTTGGGTCCTCGTTTCGATCCACGCATAACCACTGTCCGCAGCAACTCGTGTCAGTTCTTCAAGGTGCCGAAACAAAACTGATGTTCCGTTTGGTTTACTCCAACACACCCAAACGAGTAGTGTCTTTTCGCCTGAATACTGGTCTGTCTCACTAGTCGTTACTGCAAACGCTTTGTCTGCAACCCACAATACTGCGTGTCCCGATTTAACCTCTGCATACACATCTTCTGGGATGTACGTTAAGTGTGGATTAGCCTCGAGAATCTCTTCTATCGCAGGCTTAATCCAATGCCACTCGGTTCGTATCTCACCTATATTGAGTGTATCGCCGGCGGAAAGGGCTACTGTGGTAACCTCCATATTTCACATTCCTTGCTATTGGTGTATTTCCTGAACGCGCTTTATTCTCAGCATCTTTGACGCCTTCGTTGTAAAGCATTCCGTACATCTGCGCCGCAGCGTAATCAGTCCAATCTTTCGACGGAGTTCGCAACAATCGAAACAAGGCGCCATTTACAATTGCGTCTTTGTTATCGTTTAGTATCTCGTCGCTAAGAGTCGTACTGGTTACTGTTGGCTTAAGTACAGCGCGTAAAATCACGCTCTCGACAACCGTAGTATTTGGCACCGGAGCTAACCAAAACGTACTTTGGGTCTGCTGGACAAAATACTCGGGGATAGAAAACTTAGAAGGGTCGCGCCAATTTGGCTGACGCTTTTCTAAAAGCGCAGTACTGATAGGCTCTAACTTGTCACCCTTGTAGACAGCCCAAAGAATCTTCTCAACGACCGTGCCTTTTGGAGGCTCGAGGTCATATTCATAGATTTTTGCAACCGTCGTTACAGGGTCTAGTTCTTGCTGATAGATTTCAGATTTGACGCACAGGTCTATGGCCGCGGAGCGAAGAGCTGATATAGCCATCGCATCTGAGCAGCCATGAACGCTGGGTAAAACGTCTGGTAGTAAAGACTCGAAAGTCGCCATTGGCGGTCACCTCAAATTATTGGGTTGCCATCCGAGGTGCCACTGACATGAGATCAGTATTAGGATTCGTCACGGCATCAATCTGAGACTTTCCAGTAATAGACGACATGAACAACTGATAATGATTCGCAGCGCGCTGGCTATTACCCGCGTACTCTGCATCTTTCATATAAGCTGAATACAAAACATAATTAACTACTGCGTTTCCGTAGATGTCTGGGATATCTAAGTTATCGCTCTGAGTAACGCTGACTGGGTTCGCCGAATAGATAATTTCGACGAACGCTGATCCCGTAACCCCTGGATAAACATAAAAGTTGATAGGATTACTATCATCATAAATATAATGCTTAACAGTAGCGCCGTGAGCAGCATCGCCGGTAACAGTTGGATCGTGCCAAGTAGGGGACTGCGCATCGAGCACCTCGCGATCTACAATTCGTACAGCGCGTGCGCCAGTACCATCAACTGCGGCGGACATATTTCTTACGACGCGTAACAGCCGGTTACCATCGTTAGGTATTGACTGCTTAGTGCCGGCGGCAAGTGTCACTGTCGTATTCTTCGCCGACGCGTCTGGCTTAAAGAGTGCAATTTCTCGCTGTGCGTCGTTGACCCACAGAACAAGCTCACTAGTAACAGGCCATCTAACGCCCGTTGTGTCTTGGAGCGTTATTTGAACGCGGTCTACAATCGATTGAACAGATACACTCATGATTCTTTAGCTCCCATCAGCCATTTAGCACTTGATCCCAAGCGGCTTCTCTAATCTCCGCAGAGACTTGCTTTCCCATCACACGATGGATTGCGGCTGCTTTGGGCTCGCCAGTTGTCTTAAAATCGTCCGGTGATCCAACATTAATCAACTCTTCGATTGCGTTTACAGCTTCGAATACTGGATCAACATCAGGCTCAACGGGTTCTGGGGCAGACTCAACCGATACACCTATGGCCTCCGCTCCCATGCCAATAGCGATAGCAGCTATTGCCTCTGAAACATCTCTTTCCACTCCAGCTTGCAGGCAAACGACACCGCCGCCTAAAGTGGCTACTCTCAAATCAAATTCGGCCTTAATTCTCATTTTCTAGCCTTTAAAAAGGCCCCCTCGCAGCGTTAGCTGTAAGGGGGCAATGCTCTCAAGGGGAGATTACTGAGCAGTATCTAGGCAGATAACACCGAAGTCTTCGACAGCGCCGTTGTAGTCGCTGTTGAACTTGGGCTTCTTCAGACCGAAGATCTTGCCGATAGAGATGCCTGACTGGTTGCCATAGTCGAAAGTATCTTCGACGATTTCTGGCGCGCCAATGTCAGCCATTGCAAGGGCTTGTGCTCCGCAGAACAGTGCGCGTGCGCCTGTAACATCTGCGTCTGCACCCCACTTGTAACCGGCAGCACCTGCGTTAGCAGAAGTTCCAGTAGTTCCGCCTTCAGTTGAGAAGACGTGACGGAACTCGTGACACATAACACCATCAACCATCAGGCTGCTAGAGCCAGAGAACAAGCTGTTGCTTGTGCCACGGACGCCAGCGTTGCGGACGTTCGCAAGGAAGTCGGCATCGAGCTTGAGGTTAGCCATCTGCTGTGGGGTAACAAAGAGGTGGAATGTCTCTTCGTTGCCAGCACCGCGAATACCACGGATATAGTTATCCTTCGCGTAAGCTTTCAGTTCAACGATCTGCTTGTAACCCAGCTTGTCAGTCGCTGTAACAGCAGTGGTATCACCAGTAGTAATATCAGAGCCGCTAACGCGAAGGTGACGAGCTGCAGTAGGCGTAGTTACGTCTGAGGCGTACTCAAGATCAGAAAGATCAAGACCTGCACCTGCGTTGTTTACTCGCAGCGCGCCGTTGGTCTTGTTTGTGTAAGCAACACCTGACAGCGTGAGGAATGCCAACTGATCCATACGGTCAGCCATAGCATAAGCCAGCGCGTCGCGTGAAGTTTCACGGAAGTTAACCACCGACTTCTGATCCGCCATACGACCGGCAATGCGGTTAGCGAAACGAAGCTGATCGAGATTAACAACGATGTCATACGCACGTAGCGCTTCTTCGTTGCCTTCCAGAGTGTAGTCACCAGTTACACCGTCGCCAGTCATATCAGCAAGCAGTGTAATAACAGCACGGGTGCCTTTCTCAGAACGAGTAAGTTCAGTGATACGCTGAACCATTGCATTTGAACCAGATCCTGCGAACTGGTTGATGAAGCTCATGTTACGAGCTTGACGCCAAAAATCCCGACTCCACGCGGTTAGTTGCTCAGAAGTCAGGCTAGCAAAATTTGTTAAAGCCATGATGGCCTCCATTTGTTTGCATTAAATTAAAATAGCCTTGTAAATCGTCCTTTTCGTGCAGACTAACGGTCGCGCGTTTTAGCGAGAGCGGTCTCGGCGCATTTAACGTCTGTGCAGACGGGAGTACGGTTTTTACGTGAACGACACGATCAGTTTTCGTACTGATACACGAATGGTACATTAATATTAGCGTTACTAATAAACTATGTCAACAAGATACTGGGTCACCATTTAACTTTATGACTCCAATATCGGGCACTTAGGATGTCTGGTTTTGAGTCTTGGGCGTTGTGTCGTGCGTAGTAAGACTTCCTGCGCGCCTTATCTTTTTCTGACGTAGGGTTCTTGCCCGCGCCAGAGACCCCCTGCTGCCCAAAGCGAATGGTTTTTGTCTCGCCCGATGAATTCCTAGCTACAACAACATGCGATTTTGTCGCGTGCGAAGGAGTCTTTTTGGGTTTGTTAAAACCAGCCACGCCTGCGCGAGCTAATCTGGGGTCTCTGGTTGTCATAGCATTCCCTCTAGAAAATATCGCCTCTAAGCCTTCTCAGCGTTGCTTCAGGAAGAGCATTAAATTCCTCTTCAGAAAGTGAGCTTATATCGAGTGCTTTCTCACCGTGGCTGCTGCTTCCTTCTCCAGGAAGTTCTGGCGGCTGCTTCTTAGCTGCGTCTAACTTCTTAGCAACCTCTGCCCTCTTCTTCGCCACTTCATCTACAGACTTCTTTGGTGCTTGTTTAGCGGTCAGCGCAGAAGAGTCATCCGATTCAGAACCAATATCATGGGCTTTTATGACAAAATTAGATGCCTTCGATAGCGCATCTACCGCCCCTAAACCCTGAATCATAAACGCGTCGCGTAGCTCAATTACTTCTTGCGTAAAGTCTTCGTTATAGTCGGCAGAATTTTGGTCGAATACGGGGTATTCTGTTTCCAACAGGTTTGCAGCCTGCTGGAGAGCTGTTTCTTCGTTGTTTCTCGTAACAGTCTGCTCAACTTCTCGACGCAATTCATGAGACATAGCCTCCCTTTCCGCATTACGAATCTCACTACGCAGCTTCGCAGCTTTATCAGGCTCACCATCAAGGATAAAGTCCTGATATTCGCGCTCTTTGGCCTCGAAGTCATACGAAGGTAGCTCAGGCGGAGGGGGCTGATTGGCCTGCTTAAGCTCGTCGAGCTGCTTTTGCAGCGCCTTCTGTTTTGCTAACACCTCGTCAAGGCGAGATTTAGGCACCATCTGACCTTTTTTCTTGGCCTTTGGTTCCTCTAGTACCTCTTCGAGCTCTTCGGTTTCGTCGAGCGCGACGGGCTCGTCGTCGGTTTCGGCTTCGGTTTCATCGACTTCTTCTTCGGCAGTTGGTACATCTTCAGTCTCCAAAGTTTCTATGTCGGACGTTTCATCCTCTTCTTCTGGTTCAGCTTCATCTACACCGAGCCCGAAATTGAGATCCACATCTACATCTTCAACCTGATCGATAGCATCCGATCCTGGCATCCTGTCGAATTCTAAATTTTCATCCTTATCAGCCATAACTTATCCTTTGGGGGTTAGAGATTTGTTGGTTTGTTGCATCGCCGTTGTGGCAATTCTTGTAGCCGCCGAAGTTTCTTGGTTAGTTCGGCGTGTAGTATTAGTTAGATCCGCAAGCTCTCTTCTGAGATTGAGCTCCATTTCCTTCATGCGCATCTGACTCTCAAGCTCCATGACCTTAAGCTGCGGCGTAACGTCTGCCACATCTTGAGTTTTCGCCATGTTGATCGCAGCTTCTGACTGCAGCTTCTGCACTTCTGCTCGTAACTTCTCGATAGTGAGCTGAATCTGCTCCATCTCCATTTCGTGATGGATCTGCTGCATCTGCGCTTGTTCTTCACTAGGCGGTTCAACACCAGTAACAGTGCGAATTCGTTTAGCCAGTTCACCCTTACGCGCGAGGTGGCTGTACTCTACGATAGCGTCATCTGGAATCATCACGCCTGCGCTGCGCAAACTCAGAGCCTCAGCGAACTGAATCTCGTCGAAGCTGTCGCGGGCGGGGGCTGTAGCAATAACTACATCGTATTCACCGATAGTTAGGTCATTAACAATTCGCCCCTCGGGAGTCATTTCGTTAATAACTATCGGCTCACGCGGCTTAAGGGGATCATCTTCATTTGTAATCTGAACTATTCGCTGCTCGGTGTAGAACCGCTGTATCAGATTCAGAATCTTCTCTGCCAAGTGCTGACGAGTCTTGTTCAAGTTATCCAGTGGCACCTGAATCATTATCGCGCCACGATTCTGCTTAGCTTGTATCGCAATACCTGACACTTCAGCTGAGTCAGTACCCAGCATAGAGTCATTAATACCCGATATGGCTTTTATGTTTGCCGCCGCTTTCTGACCGATACGATCTAGACCAGTAGGGATAGTGTTAGGCTGAATCTTTTGGGGTGCCGTGGTGCCACGGGCGTACTCAAGCACGAGGCCAGTTTCGGCGCCATGCTCCTCGAGATCATCTGGTGTCATACCTACCAGTGAGCCGCTCTCTACCATCCACCCGCTATTAGCAGTGGTGTTAACAATATGCAGCTCTTGCGAAGCGATCTTGTTAAGCTGTTCTTGTGGGGATAACAGGTTACGTACCATGCCGAACGGACGACCGCGACGGAAGTAAGCGAAGAATGGTACTAACGTGAAGTCATCGTATGGCGACCAGTCATCGTGCAGCACAACTTTGTCACAGGTCACTGTCCAACGTACCTGCTTTACCATCTTAGTAATTACAGACAACCCGTGCTCTTTCGCGAACGCTTTCACCTTCCGCTCGTTCCAATTTTCTGGCACGCGCCTCTGGTCGCCGGTTGTGGGGTCGACATAGAAGTCTGACCTAGTCAGCTTTCGGTGCTGTCGCTCAATTACCCGAAGCGCCCTGACGTTTCGGTACTCTTCCTCTCCAGGAATCTGTGCACCTAAAAAATCTTCTCGGGTATCTATGTCGCCGTAGCGAGTCTCTTCGTACTCTACCGAGTCGCGGCCAAAACTGTTGCCGTTTTCTGCGATGAACTGCAGCTTGTCAGCTTTGTCTTTACCGTAGACCTCTTCAATCTCGTCAAGGGTCATCCATTTCGTTTCGAATATCTCGTTCCAAGTGCGCGCGTCATACTCTTTTGCGTCTGGATCTATCAGTATATCCAGAGGATCTTTCGCCGTTATCCGCACCTCACCTTCAGTGCTGTCACTGAAATCTATGCGAACGTCAAAATAACCACGGCCATCAAGGATCAATCCGTCACTAAACACCTGCTGCTCTATCCAATCCATTTTGTTGTTGTCAGAGATCTGCATGAACAACTTAGTCAGTGTGTTCGCTATATCACCGTCGCCGCCTTTGCGGGGTTTAAACTTCACGTCTGCCCGCCGTGAGCTCTGCTCACCTAGCACCGTATTAACCGTAGGCAGGATCGTGTTAATTGTCAGAGCAGGACGTCCGGCCTGATCGAGAGCTGCAATGTCTTCAGCCGCCCACTGATCACCTCGGTAATATGAGTCGCACTTCTTAGCCATTTCAATGTAATCAAGGTGGCCATTATCACGAGCACGTACATATCTGTCCCACTGGCCAGACGCAATCATGTGCTCTTTGTCTGCGGTCAATCGCTTTGTATTCTTCATGGCTATGCACTCATCGCCGATTTGTTTTTAGGACCACCCTTAACAATATGGGCGAGCTTGTCCCTCCAAGAGGGAGTGTGAACAGTAGGCGCGTGATAACTTGAAAATTCAGCCATCATCAATCCAAGCCACGCGAGCGCGTCGACCTGATCGTCATGGACGCCGTTTGGGAATCTCAATAGTTCTGCCACCAGCGGGCCTGTAAACACAGCATCACGAGGCAGGAATACCATCCCCTGCTGCATACGGCCTTGGATGGCGCGGGCGCGGGCTTCTTTGTCTCTTCTACCCGTGCGTAGGTCTTTGATGTACATTTCATACAACCCCCTTTCACGCACACGTTTCTCAAGGAACGGGCCAAGGGCCATCTCGATGTGACCCTTCTCGATACCGACAATTGACGGTTTCCACTCGACGTATAAATCCAAAATCTTCTCTACAATCTCGAACCCGTCAAACCGCCCACGGACAATGTCCATGACGTACAACTTGTCAGCCTCGTCGACGCCAATGACCATCCCAACCGAGTAGTCGTTCCTGTCGTTTTTACCGATGGCTAAATCCCATGCGGCGTAGTACTTCATGCGGTCTTCGTCGATATCCTCAGGGTCGTAGTACTTAATCATGCTGCGAGTAAAGTAATCACCCTCGTCTGCCACAGGATTCTGTTGATACAACGCGGACCAATCTCGAGGGCCAACTGCTTTTCGTATACGGTTAAGTGACGCGGCGTCATACCGATCAAGGTGTAACGGCTCGCCCATCTTCCGGTACTTCTCGTCTTCCTCAGCGATGGCGGGATAGCGAACTACTTCCCAATCGTCGCCGCCTTCGGTCGCCATTTTTAGTAGGCGCCCCGCAAGATCGTCGTCATGCCAACGAGTGAGAATAACCAGTACCCCGCCGCCAGGAGCCAGACGGGTGTACGCCGTTGACGTATACCAATCCCAGTTAGCCTCTCTATTATTCTGAGACTCAGCGTCTTCTCGGTTTTTTACGGGGTCATCGATAACTAATATGTGTGCCCCTTTACCCGTGATACCGCCACCAACACCTGCAGCAACAAAGCCGCCGCCACCAGTGGTGAGCCACGCTTCAGCACTTTGAGAGTCAGGATCTAGACGTGTTTTGAAGGCACTCTTGTAGGACGGCTCTCGCAGCAGGTTACGCACCTTTCTCGAGAAACCCATCGCCAGTGAGCCTGAGTATGAGCAGCTAATGAACTCGTGCTCAGGGTTACGTCCCAAGTGCCAAGCGGGGAACGCTACCGAGGCAAGTGTCGATTTCCCATGCCGAGGGGGCATGAACAACATTAACCGTGGCGACTTCTTATCAACCACGTCTTGTGAGAACTTCTCTAACCTTTGGCAAATGTCCTTGTGCACCCAGCCTGCTTGGTAATCTGGATTGAACCGCTCAACGAAGGGCAGCATCCGTTTACGCGTGAGGATACGCATGGCCAACTCTTCGCGAGCCATTTCTTCAGAAGTTTTTGGTAGAGGGACATCAGTACTGGGGTCTTTCGGCGAAGGCAGGGAGTCCTGCCGGTCTGCTTGGCAGTACACACACCAGTTGTCCGCGCCCATAAGAGTAGACGGAACCGACTTCTTACACCGTTCGCATGTGCTCTTGGGCGCTTCATCCGTCATGTGTCTGAGGCTCTAGGTACTGCGTCCCTTTGCCAGCAAGCTTCAACAACTCGTCGTCACTCAGTCGTTCGAGCTGCTTGGCACCATTAATCTGTATGTTGACCTGCTGATTCTGAGATTCTTTCGCCAGACCATGCAGACGCACCATACTGTCTACCGTATTCTTCATCTCTGTCGCGTTGGCAGAGGACACGTAGGCATTCATATACATTGAGTGTGCTTGTTGAATGCCAAATTTCACTTCCTCATGCATCTGCTCGCGGAAATACTGAATGGCACGTGCCACGGCCTCTACTTTAGCGGCGGAGTAGGCATTGGCAGGTGACGCGTAACCAGCAGCACGCCCTGCAGCGGCAATAGTCATCCCACTGCAGATGAACTGGACTAGTTTCTCCTGTTGAACGCTAAGCACACCAATTTGAAGCCCCATATAAGGCATGTGGGAGTCAAACTCGGTCTTTGACATTTGTTCAGTGGAGGGTGTGATTGTTGGAGTCGTCGTTATCGAAGTAATATCTATCACCCCCCGCGATGTAATTGCTCATTTCATTACTAAAATTAACGAAAATTGGAGGGTTGATGTAATCAACCTGAGTTACTTCTTCCACAAACTCTTGTATTTCGTCGTCTGCGTAGCCACTGGCACGTAAAACTTCGATTGTTTTGGCGTAGTCGTACACCAAAACAGGCGCGCTGCCCCTTAGAACGACTTGATACCCTATACAGGCGTCTTCTAGCCCTTCTAGGCACAGCACTTCTATATTATTCATAGCAATATATTAGCTTTACTAATATTATTTTGCAAGCAACTGCCCAGCGATATTTTTAATCCACCACATAAACATATTCTCATCCAAGGTGTGCTTCATCAGGTTTATGCGGTTACAGACCAAGTGTACATTGTCAAGTGAGTAGCCGCGTGCTGGGTCTCGACGGTCAATTGACGCGTTTAGATCGACTCTACTAATGCCATCTCTGTAACTGGTCATTAAAATGCCGCTATAGGCGCACTTACCGTCCTGCCGCTCCCAAATTTGCATCAAATCTTCAGGAGTTAGCGAAAAACCGTCAGGTTCTTTGCCTCGTAGCTTTTTTCTGTGCGAATAGCGTTGGTTTGCGCAGATCCTGGAGAAGTAACTCTCGGTACTCTGGTTGGTATTGATCCTTTTGCTATGCCAACTGCATTCTTTACACTTAGTCGACCTACTATTGTTGCCGCGCTTATTCAATTTCATTTCGAAAGCGCTTTTAGGCAGCGCGCTGCGGCAATTTCTGCATGTATATGTCTTTTCCATGCCATGCTTTATATATTAGTAAAGCTAATATCGCAAATTATATAGAAATTTTTTATAAAAATATTTTTAAATTTCACTCACACACTATCTCCCCTCCTCGAGTTTAGCGACCTACCCTCCCCCGATCCGGTTTCTGGAACCTTGTTTTGGATTTGACTCTTGGAACCTTGTTTTCGCTCGCTCGTCCCTCGCTCACAGTCGGTTGTTTCTTTGTATTTACTCTTATCAATTATCAATTATCAATTATCAAGGATCACTCTCATGCTCATACTCGCCTTTATTCAAGAACAAATATCTTACGCAACAGCCGGTGAACTCATCGCTTCTGGCTTCATTCTTTCCATCTACTTACTCGACCTATATTCAATGACCAAGGAGTACTAACCATGAACAACATCAAAATCTTCAGCACCGCCGCAATCAAATTCTTTCTCTTTCTATTAGCAGTCTACGCAATCTCAGCTACCTTCGCCTTCGCTACCCAAACCGTCGTCAATCCCAACGACATCTCAAACGATTACATCTGCATCAAAGACTTATTTCCCGACGCTTACTACTGCAAGCCCAAAGCCAAAGATCCTATCCCTTGGTTTCTTGACCTTTAACCCTTATCACTTATCAATTATCCAGGACTATTAACCATGAACTACCTAACTAACAAACTCAGCACTATCAACTATCAAGCTCATCTGCAAACAGCCAAAGAACTAGCACTCAAAGCCAAAGACTACGCTAAAGAAAACCCAGACACCGTATTCCTCGGCCTCACCTCGCTACTGCTCCTAGACATCAGTGACTCACTCGACAATCTCGAAGACCACTCAACTATCCAAACCATCTTAGACCTCAAAAATAACGGATACTAACCATGAAAAAGAAATCATTCGAACTACTCATCGTTAACCTCACAGGCATAAGCTGCTGCGTACTCCTCGGCTTGTGGCTCGCCTTCCTACTCACATTACCCTTCTAACTCATCGCTTTACTCGCGGCCCCCCGACAGGGGGGGCTTAGCGATTTGGCCTCTTTACGAGCCAGATAAACGTGCATGTGTAAGCAATAAACGTGCATGGACACTTATCAAGGGACACTTATCAAGGGACAAATGACAACGGGCAGGGGTCAATGGCCAAGAATCATGTAAATTGATCAAATATTAACCAATAACGGCCAATGTGTGTCAGAAAACGAGGTGTGTGTCAGGTTTTACGGTGATGTGGACAGATTTGTGTGACAAATGTTAGTGAACACTATCCCCTTAATACTCAACAACTTACCCTCAAAAAGGGCAAATGTGTGTCAGGTGTGCCACCTTTTTCAACTCTATTCTAATAATTTGTAATTCCTTTTTTTAAAAACGTTTTCTAGGGAACTCTATGAAAAAAGTTGTCCACTGGCACACACTTAAGAAAAAGTGACTTAAACCTATGATAACTATAAGAATAGCGTTTACTAACTTCTGGCACACAATCTGGCACACATTTTTCAAAAGCTGGCACACAGCAACTTTTCTGGCACACAAGACCTTACAAACTACAAGGATATAAACCATGACTATCTATGACGAATTCGAAAAAGTTAAGGGTACATTCCAACAGAAAGTACCCACATCAACACTTGGCAAGGTACAAGCGAGAGCTAATTACCTACTTCAACATGCCAAAGCTAACCCTGACGTCTGGGCACTTGGCCTCTTGGCTTTTGTCGTAGGTGACTTGTCAGATATCACTGAAGCCTTATCCGAATTAACTACCGAGGTGTAACCCATGAACCCTGAAATTGTACGCTCGGCCTTCGGCCGTAAACTCATCGAGATCCACAACGATTGGTGCTTAACCAATAACCTTCCTCAAGCGATGCTTGACTATGAACACTTAACAAGTGTCGACGAACCAGAGCTCGTGTCAGGTGAGCATTACTTCCCTTATAAGGAAACTCAACATGATCAAACCACATAACTATTTTAGTTTTTACAGAGCAGACGTAGTCGCCGAATGCTGGGACGATGTCCCAGACGCGCTATATCGTACTCTCTGGAACGATATCGTACCCGTCCAAGAAGAGCTTGGCGAAGTCCCCGAAGTGGGAGTCGCAGCACTGTCTGACTATTGGCACCTGCTGTCTGAAACTGATCAAACACTCCTCAACACCCTCGCAGCAAATATTGAAGCTGAGTGGGAACAAAAAGATGAGTTAGAAGAAAAAGAAGAGTGGGACGAAACAGGCGATATCCCCTACTAACCCTCCCCCGCAGAATAACAACTCGATCCTCCGGCTCTCGTCAGTCGGTATTAATTAATAAGTTAGTTCTATATGTCTCTATATAGTTCTATCTTATTAGTTGTACTAATAAATTCATTAGCTAATATAAAGGTAACGCTATGAACAAAATTATAAACCTCCACGTTGACCACTGGCACTTGGTATTTGACGTCGAAGAAGAGCAAGTGCACCCAAAGACCTTTGACGACTATGTCGAAGAGCTTTTCATGAAAGAAGTAGAGCAGTACGAAGCAGTATCAATTTAAAACTTATCAATAATCTATGTAGAGATGATCAATTATGGCTAATTCAGCAAAAGTAGCACCTTACGTATACCCTAAAAACCTTGACGCAGACCGTCCAGAGCTCGTCAACCCCAACGAAACAGAACCAGATCACTATCGTGCAGACACGATCGCAGACCCAGAGGGCGCGCGTATCCGTGACAACGTCAAGTATCTCGGCTTCCCGAAGTTCGTACTAGATAACTTCTATGACGACACCAAGAACTTGTGGGGTAAGCCCAACAAGTCAAACGCACAGATGCTGCGTCCGACAGATGTACACATTCAAGAGTGCATCGGGTTCTCAACTATCACCGACGAGGACGACGTCGCCATGAACCGCATGGCATACGGCACCCACGGCGATGCAATTACACAAGTACGCGACGCGTACATCACCATACTCGACACAATCGAGTCCACCATGCACTTCGAGATCATGAAACAGGTTGCGAACATCACAACCAACATGCTCGCCAAGCGCGCCATTGCAAAAGCCACGTATAACGCAGCCACTGGACGCGTGACAGAGTCACACGAGTCAGTGCCAGAGTACATCGAGAACTTACAGACTCGCATGTTCGAAGCGTCAGCTAACGCAGGTATGTGGCGCGCCATACACGCAGACTTGTGGACTCACCTTAACTGGCAGAAGGCACCGCTCTATTACGTAGACAATGCCATCAAGATGGATCTGCACCAGAAAGCGTCGTACTTCGACAAGACTTACCGCCCAGTCGCCCCAGCGACCGCCACGGTAGACGACCTCAAGAAGTTCACTATCGCTTGTTAACACTTAACCCTTGCCGAGTTAACCGCTCGGCAGGGGTCCTTTAAACCCAGGACACTACGTGCAGGAGGACTACGTGCGCATGACAAACCTTGAACTCATAGAGCTGCTTGATAAGACCACACAAAAAATAAATGAACAGGGACGCATCGTTGATGATCACCTGCTGCAACGAAAGCGGAACTTAGAAGCTGTGCTGCAAGAGCAGCGTCAGTTGGAACAGAAAGTAAAACAACAACAGCTAGAACTGGCTCAGATATTCGGAGCTCGGGAGGCCCAATGATTGTAGAACAGGTCAGCAAAGACTTTTGGCGCTTAACAGTTGGTCATGGATGCAGACAGCTTGTCTTCTTCTCCACTAACAGTGCAGAAGAGGTACAGAACAAATGGCAGCGCTACGTGCGTGACTTGGACTTTGATAAATACCGAGTAACAAGTTCACCTTTATGGCACGCACTGGAACATTACGATTTAAAGGACTTCAACTAATGACACAACGCTTGGACATGCAGCCTAAATGGATAATAAAAATTCAGCAGCTAATCACAGTAATAGAAAACCCAGAAGCAGACCCACAGCGCGTTGCTGAAGCACGCGAATCACTTATTAACTTAGCAACTTATGTAGACCTAATGAACTCATTACAAATAGGAGTGTTTGAAGAAACAGTTACGTTCTCTGATGACCCCGTCATGCTCCACTGAGCAAGGAAATGAAAATGAATATGACACTAGATGAATTAGTAAACGCACAGATTAGAGACTATTTGAGCAGCGAAGATTTTATAAATAAGTACGACACCGAACAATTGGTAAAAGACGAAGTTGAAAATCAAATGTCTGACTACTTGAATTCCTATGATGCCGACGAAAAGTACGCAACCACTGAGTACGTCGACGAAGAGATTCGAGAACAGGTTCGATGCGTCATTGACTCCGATGAATACGCCACTGAAGAATTCGTTCGTGACCTGTGCTCGATGGTACAAGCAGAGCTGAAGGCAACGGAACAAGTTATTGACGTTGTCTATAAACAAATGCACGAGTTAAGAAAAGAACTACACCTCGAAGGGCTGGTCCCAGCAGAAAAAGAAAAACCCGTTAATCAGCTCGATCAGTTTATACATCCTCACGGCTTGATTGCTGGTTACAACAACTTAGAAACATTAACAAGCTTCATGGGGGCCTCTCTCTCCGACCCATCACAAAAGCAACTGGTCATAGCAATGGTGCTCGCTACCGCACGAAATCTAATCCAGGAGCAACTCGACAATGATCACAAAGAAATTGGAGGCTGAGTCATGAACCAAAACATTTATGTGAACACTGTGGCATATATGGAGAAGCCTCAGTCTTGGTCAAGCCCAATTGCTACTTTCGCAAGTGAAGAGCTTTACGCTTTGTGCGCGCCGACTATTGAAAAGTGGATAGCAGAGCAAAGTCCAAATTTCATACTTTCGGAAACTTGCGAGATTAACAAACTAATAACGTTATAGGAGCAACTTGACAATGATCACTAGACAGCAACGCGTAGCCCTACACCGTGTATGGCTGCGTAACGACCAAGGAAAAACGTACCGACAATTTAGGAAGTCTGCCACAACCGGCATTGGCATGGACTGCGTCATCGTTCGCTGGTCAGGTATTTGGCTTGGTATCGAGTACGACGGGTACACACACAGTTAGGAGTGACTATGCCAAAACCAAAAATCTCAAACGGTAGGCCGTGTGAAATATGCAATGTATTCATCAGAGCAATTAAAGGCGCGATTCTGTGCGAGCCCTGCCAAGAACAAGTCATTAAATTAAATCAACTTTGGACGAGGCCGTCATCTGATGCCACGCACGAATCAGCGAACCGGTAAAAACTGCGAAAACTGCGGCGCTCTTATCCCTTATCAAGATTTCTTTTGTAAACCTTGTAAAGAGATGAGCACATTACTTCATAAACCTTGGAGAAAAACGTATGGACATAAATTGCAGGCACTGTGGCGAGCCTTGGGACGCAAGTGAGCTACATGAATTTGGTGATTATCACACACGAGCAGCTCTGTTTGCTCAACACGGATGTGGGGCATTTGACAGTGAAGACCCGACACTTGTTACTAAATGCAGTAACGAAGTTTATGACCAACAATTAGCTGATATATCCGCAGCATTACAGGACGACAGTGATTACCCTGACGAATGGATAGACGCAGATGCTTACAGGAGAATGTTATGAATTTAGATAAAGCGCTACAACAAGTAGACGGCGAATTAATAAAAGTTTTAGACATTCGTCCAGCAGGCGTAGACACCTACCCTACCGCAATAGTTGTCGTTAAACGAAACACAAAACTACACCCTTACGTGACCTGGCGCGCAGTTGATTCATCACGAGACGGAGTCCCAGCGCATTTTCTATCTGGTAATTACTGCGAGACTCTTGAAGAAGCCCTTCAAGACACCCGTAAAGCATAGAATGACGTCCCCACGGAATGAGAATGAGTCTTGGGAATTCGAACTGCAAGGCGAACATCTTCGCGTCTATTGGAATGGTGGCATCCATTTCAGCCTTCAACACTTAATAGATAGCCAATGGCACACCCGCCATACCTTCACACGAATTGGTATCCAAACCTCAAGCCAAGCGTGTTCCTACGCCCTCAAATATATAAATGACATTAACACTAGTCCCTTGGTAAGCCCCAAAGGCAAGCTAAGTCCAATATGGAAATTCAATTATGAAAAAGACTATGGAGTTCTATGACTTCCGCAGAATTTTTAAAGAGCATCGCCCAGACAATTTCACTGACGATGGTTTGATTGCTCTATGGCGAGTCCTAGAGGAATTTGAAGAAGAAATGGGCGTGGAGATGGATTTTAATCTAGCTGACATTTCCTGCTCTTACGCAGAATATGCGTCCCCCAAAGAACACGCCGAAGAAGCTAGCGATTACAACCATGTTCTAGTTGCTACCACCGCCACCGGCGGCTTAATAGTGAGGAAGACTAGCTGATGAACACCATAGACATGAATGTTATCTGGAATGCCCTGCAGTGCTATCGAGAAGACTGTATACCTGAAAGTGACCCATTTTACGACGATGAGTGGGATCAAATCTGTACTCAAATGGCATGGATACACGAAGCGTTAGGGATTGATTATGACGAACCTATTTCTCCAAGGCTTATGAAAAAATATTCAAATATTAAAGTCGGCTCTATTGTCACACTGAACAACTTAGAGGACGCCGTGCAATGGAAAGTAGTAGAACGTGACGACTTCATTATAGGTGTTAAATCAGTTCGAGAAATGCACATCCGTAATTTAGTCACTCAATTTACCGACGTCTCTTGCGTCGCAAAAGTAATTGGAGACACAGAATGACCACCTATAAATGGACCGTAACAGCCCTTGATATCGCACCAACAAAAATAGTTATCGCTGGCTCCGATTTCTCTCGAAGAATTGCTGACGAGATATCTGACGCCTTGCATGACTATGCAGTTGACGCTGGCTTTGAACCCTCGGCAATTGCATGGTCTATCCACGCGGAGATTGATCAGCAAAAAGACTCTATTGAGGAGAACGAGTAATGAACGAACTAGATTACTCAACGTGGGAAACACATGACCTTAAAAGTTTGCTAGATGAAATAACCGAGATCTACAAAGATCGTTTAGCAAACCTCGTAATTGAGCAGATAAAACAAGATATCCAAAACGGAGATTGGACTGCTATCCACCAATTGTTGATGCTTGTTTCTATCCAATATTTAGAAGGCTATCTACCAGAAGA